TACCTATCAGGTAACAACAGTTTTACAAAGTACAGATTATGTATCTTTGAACTCAGTTGTTCTTACACTTGATGGAGCAGCTCTTGCTGCAGATGTTTGGGTAGATTCTCATTCTAATTTGTTAGCTGCTGTTGCAGCAACAATTTTGGCTGAAGCTGCAGTTACTCCTGCTGCTGTTTCTGGTGATGACACAATCACTGTTACTTTTAGTGATGGTCTTGTTCACACAATTACCGTTGTTACTTTATTGGGTACAGGTCAACCAACCTACACAATAGGAAATACAACTACAGCGATTGATGCTCTTGTAGTAGGTGCTCCTCTTGTTAATGGTGATGAGGATAATCAATATAAAGTAGCAGCAATTGATACTGATCCTGTAATCAATATAAAGTAGCAGCAATTGATACTGATCCTGTAGGCGTTGCAATCCATGTTTCTGGAACAGAGCAAGCATACAGTACTGGAGCAGTGAATTTCCCCACCAAAAAAGCTTTCCCAATTATGAAAAAAGGACGGTTTTATGGTGTTGCAGGTTCTGCTGTATCAAAAGGAGCAAGCCTTTCCTACCACGTAGCAAACGCTAAGTATGTTGCTGATGGTACTGGGACAACAAATGCTTTTGTTACTGCTGTAACTTCAGCTGCTGCTGATGGTGATCTAATCATTTTATCAATAGATAAAGTATAATCCAGAAAGGTTGAAAACATGAAACAGTTAGTTTTTACAAATATGGATGATAACACTACAATTTTCTTCGCGGAAGAGTTGGAGCATGTTAAATCCCGTTCTTATGATGTTAAGTACCCGGAATTATTGGCTAGACGCCTTTTTCCACTGTCATCCGATGTTCCAAGTGGTGCAGATTCTCTTGCATACGAAACTTACGATCACGTAGGAGTTGCAAAGATTATACATAATTACGCCAACGACCTACCCACTGTTGAGGTTAAGGGTAAGAAAACAGTACGTTTAATTTACTCTACCGCTCTGTCGTTTGGTTACAGTTTGCAAGATATTCGCAATTCTAAGATGGCTGGAAAACCATTAAACCAAAGAAAATCAAACGCTTGCAGACGCCAGATGCTTGTTCTTGAGAACAAATTGGCCTTCCATGGTGATGATTCCACAGATATCCCCGGATTTATCAACTCTGAGAATATCAATGCAGTTACCATTCCTGATGGAGCTACAGACGATACTCAGTGGAGTACAAAAACTCCTGATGAGATCATAGCTGATATCTCATTATTGACGACAAGCGTTTTTGATGGTTCCAACGGTGTTGAGACTGTAGATACTATGCTCATCCCTCTTGCACAGTATGCCTTGCTTACTGACACCCCTAGAAGTTCAACTTCAGATACAACTCTGATGGACTTTATCTTGAAGACTAACGCCTTCATCAAAGAGATAATCCCTGTTTATGAGTTGAAAGGTGCAGCTCCTACATCTGCTGCTTATGACTCAACAGACTGTGTAATTGTCTACAAGAGAGATCCTGAGAAGCTTACTCTTGAGGTTCCTCAAGATGTTGAGTTCTTGAATCCTCAGGAAAAAGCACTTTACTACCAAGTACCTGTTCACGCAAGAACAGCTGGTGTAGTAATTTACTATCCTAAGTCAATCGCTCAAGGTAACGGTATTTAATACTACTTAACTACCTCCATAGAAATGTGGAGGTAGTTAAACTCATTTTTTTTCAGGAGAACCCATGTTAATCGAACACACAAGACCACAATCCAGAACCATTGGAGCCATAGAACTTATCCCTGGCTACAACAAAATCGATGATAAGGTTTGGGATGCAGTAGCAAACTCCCCCAAGTGGAAAAAGCCTATTGCTGGTTTAGTAAAGGACGGCATTATCAAACTTGATGATGTTAGAAAGAAGATCACTATTGCTATGGTTGAGAAAACCTACAAAGTGGAGCTACTTGAAGAATGGCTTGTAAAAGCCAAGGGTCCTTTAAAAGGTGCTATCACAAAGCAGATCGAGCTTATCGAAGCACGACCTGAAGCTGCAGATAAAGATGAAGATAACTTAGGGAATCTTTAATGGCTTATGCTGATGTAAATAAAGCTTATGTGGATCTAGTATCGTACAATAAATACGTTACTAGAACTGCGAATGCAACAGAGTTTGAGGCTGTAAAATCAATGCAGTCTATCTACTTAAATCCCAATGCTGTACCTGATAATAAGTACACCAAAGGATTGGCATTGCTTGTTTGTCATTATTATGCTCTTGACGATGTTGTTACTCAAGAAGCTGGTGGACCCGATACGGCTATCGGTCCCATCACTACTGAAAGAGTAGGTAAACTGACTCAAACCAGGGGACTGCAACCCTATATAGGTACAGTCCCAGGTTCCAAAACCTACCTCCTTCAAACCAAGTATGGAGCCGAGTTTTTATTCCTCATGAAGAGTTTTAAATCCTCTCCTTCAACTACTTGAAAGGAGGGCTCTTGATCAAAATACATACTCAGACAAAAACCAGGATCAATGATCGTGGTGCCAATAACTTGTTCCGTCAACTTGAAATGATGGGCAAGGAAACCGTAATCACTGCAGGTATCCAAGCACCTGAAGGGCTTAAACTCCCTGAATACAAAGGTGAAGTGGATGGTAAGGTTCCTATAGCACAGTATGCTTTTTGGCAGGAGTACGGAACCAAGCGCAACGGAACCAAGCACATACCAGCAAGGCCTTTCCTCCGGCAAACAGTAGCAGCAAAACAAGGCGTGTTCTTAAAACAAACCATGGCTACCATGCGGAAACTTTCTCGTGGTGGAAATGCTAATGTGGCTCTGAATAAACAAGCTATGGGTATTACCAAGTGGATCAAGTCCACTATTTGGACATTGAGAAAACCATCTAATGATCCATCCACACTCAGAAGGAAAAGAAAGGCTGGCAGAGGTTCCAATCCTCTCATCGATAGTAAGTCGATGAGAGATTCTATCACGTCCACAGTACATCTAAGCAAGGGTCCAAAGTACCGTAAGTTGAGAAGGACTGTGAACAAGATAAACAAAGAAATAATGAGGATGATCCCATGATAGACTTAAAAAGATTTTCATTGGGAACCACTCAGGTAACGATAAACAGATACATTGGCTCCTATACAAATGGTATTTTTATACGTACTCTAGACACCACTATAGAGACATGGGCAAGTGTTCAACCCTACTCTACAGTCGAGGATGATCAAATTTTCGAGCCTGTAGCTGGTGAGTACGTTGAGGAGATTAGGTGGATGTACACCACTGAAAAGGTGTACGTTAACGATAATAAAAAAGCATCCAATCCTGTCACGGATTTAATCGTGATAGAAGGTGAGACTTGGAAACCTACTAAAGTAGAATTTTGGCAGCATCTTACTAATAAGCATTATGCCGTTCTTCTGCAAAAGTTTGATGGGTATTAATTATGGCTATGGCACCTATAAAAGAAAAATACAGCCAGCTACTGGCTTTCTTCCAGTGGTGGATACCAACTTACTTACCTGATGCTAAACTGTACCTGGAAGGACAGTCAGCACCACGTCCTGAAAATCCTTATGTCTCCTTTAACCCTCTTGATGACATTGAAGAGGTGGGATTAGATGAGACAAGGTATGATGAAGGTGGTACCGAAGTGCTTAGAGGACATAGGATTGTAACCTGTACCCTCGAAGCCTACTCAGATAGTGAAACAAGGTTTGATGGGTTTGACAACGCTTGGGAGATGCTACAGGAGTTAAGGTTTTCCTTAGGCTACCCTGATGTATATGAGAGATTGTCAGAAATAAATTGTAGAGTTCTTGATAGGGATACTGTGGATAACGTAAGTGTTACACAGAACACCACCAATGAACCAAGGGCAAGTTTTTCCTTCACTCTCAGCACAGTAATTGTCCAGAACATAGATAGAGGAGCAATTGAATCTATGAACGGAACGGGAATTGTAGAAGGAACTAATAATAGTATTCCAGCTGAATTTTCAGCAACTAAACCATAAGGGAGGAACCATTTATGGGTTCAATAAACAGTATAGTCAACGTGAGCATCACGCGTCAAACATCGGTTCCTTCAAGAGCCGGTTTTGGGACTGGTGCATTTGTAAGTAGTGCTGCAACCTTTGCAACAGCTACTAAGAGCTACTCTAGCTACACAGAGATGGGTGAGGATTCTACCGTAGGGTATGACTCTTTAGCTTTCGGTGCAGCTTACTTTGGGCAGCAAGTTTCCCCAACAAAGCTTACTGTGATCAAGGATGCCGGTGGCACTTCTGAAGTGGGGGATATGACAGTAACAGGTGTTCTAACTGCTGCTGATACTTACGACATGACTCTTGATGGAGTTGCGTTAGATCAAGTAGTTTTCACAACTGATACTGCTGGGACTCTTACTGCATTAGCGAATAAGTTGTTAGAGCAGGACTCTATTCTAACAGCAGTCAGTGATGATACTGACAGCATCACAATTACATTTGCTGATGTGAGAGATCATACTCTGACTGTAGCCGTTGTGGGTGTTCCTACAATTGCTTATGCTGCTACTACTCCTGCTGTTTCAGATATAGATGCTTCCTTAACTGCTGCTGTTTCAGAAGATAATGATTGGTATGCACTTTGTCAGTGGTCTAGAATAGCTGCAGATATTACAACTACAGCAGCATGGGTACAAGCTCAAGGAAATGCTAACCCTAAGTTGTTCTTTGCTCAAAGCTCTGATGCAGCAATTGTAGCTTCAGGAACTGCAGATATTGCATCTACTCTTCAAGCAGCTGCACAGTATAGAACCTCTATTTGGTATCACGCAATTGATACTGAGTACATGGATGGTGGAGTAGTCGGTGGACAGTTACCTTCTGATCCAGGTTCCATTACATGGGCGTACAAGACAGTTTCTAGTGTAACTGTTGACACTTTGTCCAGTGCTGAAAAGGCCTTTGCTCATGGCAAAGCGTGTAATACATACGATACTGTTGCCAGTATTAACATCACTGAAGAAGGTAAAGTTTCTGACTCACCTTTTGAGTGGATTGACGTAATCAGGGGAGTTGATTGGCTTCAAGTCAACCTTGCTGCAGATATCTACACCTTGCTTGTAAACAATCCCAAGGTTCCTTACACTACTATCGGCATAGCGCAGGTAAAAATGGTGGTACTTAACAGGCTACGTCTAGCACAGGCTCAAGGTATTCTTACCACAGACACAGAGCCTACTGTTGTTGTTCCTGAGATCGGAAATGTCTCTGCTGCTGACAAGGGTAACAGAGTTCTAAATGATGTGACTTTCACTGGCATACTTGCTGGTGCAGTGCAGAAAATTAACGTAGTCGGTACAGTGACTTTATAAGGAGAGGCATACAATGGCGAACACTAAAGATTATGATCCTAAAAAAGTTGTAGTGACTATCGGTCCCTACACTGCAGAGGGTTTTGCAGATGGATCTTTCATCACTGCAACCAGAAATAACCAAACCTGGAACACAGTTTCCGGAGCTTCAGGCGAGCATGCACGCAGTAAGAGCAATGATAAAAGTGGGACTTTTGAGCTCACGTTGCTCCAAACCTCTGCCACAAATGACATCTTAAATCAGTACATGTTGCTGGATGAAAACAGCAATGCAGGAAAGTTTAATTTTGGAATTACGGATGAGAACGGCATCACGGTAGTAGCATCTACTCAGGCTTGGGTCCAACAACCTCCTTCCGTAGAATTCGGTAAGGAACTAGGTGATAGAGCTTGGACTATTGAGTCAGGATCGATCTTATTTACAGTAGGTGGTACTGATGTGCTGGCTACTGAAGTACAAGCAATAGAATTTTAATAGGAGTTAAAAAATGGTATTAGAACCCAAAAAAATCAACATCAATGGACGTAACTACATCATCGGGATCTGGACCGTTGATAAAGCACTTGAAACAATGGTGTGGATAACCAAAACCTTTGGTGAAGGTTTCCTCACCTTGTTCATGTCAGATGATGGAATAGATGGTGCTGCTAAGATGATAGAGTCCACTGAAACCAAAAAAGAGAAGAGTAAGGATGACCTCGATAAAGAGAAGGCAATCATACTTGATTTTGCAGGTAAGATCAGGGATCAGCTCAATGCTAAGGAGTATGTTCATTATTCCAAGGTAATCATCTCGGGTATCAAGTGTAGCGGTCAAGACATAAACTTCAACACTCACTTTACAGGAAGGATGTTCGAGCTTCATAAACTGATGTTTGAATGTCTGAGGCACCAGTACGGTGATTTTTTAGGCGCAAGCGCAGAAGACGTACAGTAAGCGGTCCTGCGTTTGGAGCACAGTTTAAGTTGGGTAACACCAACATAAACTATTGGAAGTGGAGGCCTATTCTAGAGGGTATCACTACCTTGCAAGAGGTAGATACCCACTGGAGTATTTGTGATCTAGCTGATGCAAATGAAGCACTTGATATTAAGTCCGATGCAGAGGCGTTCTATATGAAAGGTAAGTAATGGCTACTAAAAAAGTCGTACAAGAACTTATCACTAAATGGAAGTATCAAGTAGATGCTACTCAGATTAAGAAAACTGCATCCTTAATCCGAGGCCTCAAAAAGAACTTTTCTGAAGTAAGAAAAACCTCTACTGCATTTGGTAAAGGTGAATTCGCAAGAATCAATCGAATAAAAAAAGGTTGGATGGGTCTGAACCGTCAAGTAGACGGTTACAGGCGTAACCTTGTTCGCACTTCTACAACCCGAGGTGGTGGAGGTAGAGGTGGGGGTAGAGGTAGAGGTGGCGGTACAGCATCATTAGGGCAGTCAGGTGCATTCCTCGCTGGTCGAATGGCTGGTAGTTCTGCTTTAACCTCTGCACTACTTGGAGGTGGTGGTTTAGCTGGTGCCTTTGCAGGGGGTGCTGCTATCAGACAAGCTGGTAGAAGAGAGACTGCAGAAGCTAGTTTCACCAGTTTACTTGGAGGTAAAGGTAAAGGTGAGGGTAGAGCTTCTGAGATGTTGAATGCCGTCAACCAGATGGCTGTTAAGACTCCATTCAATATCTCAGATCTAAGGGATCTCACCAGTGAATCACTTGCAGGAGGGTTTGGTCAAGAAGAAGTACTGCCCATGATGAGTATGTTGGGTGATGTAACTCAAGGCAAGCTTCCTAAACTAAAGCGTATGCTATCCAACATGGTTGAAATCCGAAACACAGGACGTGCGAACCTTAGAGACATTAGACAGTTTGGTAGAGCTGGTGTACCTATTTATGAAGCTTTAAATGCTGTAATGGGTACTACAGGAAAAGAACTTGGGGAAATGATAACCAAAGGTAAGGTTGGATTACCTCAAGTAACTGCTGCTTTAAAATACCTGACTGGTGAGGGTGGTAAATTTAATAACTACATGGCTGATGTCATGGATACCCTACTAGGTAAGGTTAGTAACTTAGGTGATGCATTTGAGATAGCTGGTGAAAAGGCTGGTGGCCCTATGCTAGGGATGGCAAAAAAAGCAGTCGATGGCCTCATGAAAGGTATAGAAGTTGCCACACCTCATTTATCTAACTTCGCCACGGGTGTTTCAGAAATCTTCCAGGGATTTATGGATTTTCTAAACGAATCTCCTATTCTTATGGGATTTATAAAAGGTATAGGTATAGCTCTAGCACTGGCTATGGTCCCTATAATGCCAATAACAGCAGCATTAGTAGCTTTGTTTCTAGTAGTAGAAGATATAGGTACTGCCTTTGCAGGTGGTGAATCTTACTTTGGCGACATGATGAAGGGATTAGAGTGGTTTCAAGAAATAGACTGGTCTGGTGGATTTACCAAAGGTCTAGACTACATGCTAGGCTTGCTTAAGTCTGTAGGTGCTTGGTTTGCTGAATCAGCCTTGGGTAAGATGATAATCTCAGGTATGGATGCAGTAGGCACGCACTTCTCTGAAGGGTTTAAGAATAGAGCACCTGCTACGGCTCCTATGGGGATAGGGATGCCAGGAACTGTAGCTGCAGCAGGAGGTGCCAACTCTCTTACACAAAACACTAGTATAAATCTAACTAACCCTGATCAGATACCCGGAGTTTTGAGTACAGTAAATAGTAGTAATCTGGACTTTGTTAAAAGCTCTAAGAAAGTAATGAGCAAGTAGGAGTAACCAATGTCATCCATATTTGAAGCGTTAAAAGATGATCGAGCTGCTATCATGAAGTTTACTGATGGTGAAGGCAACTCCTCTGAATTCGCTATTGATGTAACCACTTCTATAAACACTGCACTCTCTGCATCAGTCACAGAATTTCCAGTAGAAGGTAGAGGAACTATTACGGATCATATACAGCCAGCTCCCGTATCTCTAAGTCTACAGTGCATGATATCTGAGTCTCCCAGTCAACAGCTATTGACTTTGGCAACTGGATTGCTAGGTGCAGGGTTAAAGCAATTGACTACAGACAAGTTAACGGGACAGTTTGCAGGAGCCGTCGCAGCAGCTAGTATGGCTGTAAACTCTTCAATGACTGGCAAGGTTAAGCCTTCATATAGTGATGACACAGGTTTTGGTGAGGTAGACTTTGGACCCTTACTGTCCAATAGGAAAGATTTGGATGTAGACTTTCCAAAAAGGGCAATGATCGGTTTGATAAAGATGTTTCAGGCTGGGACTATATTTAGCCTCCACACATTTTTCACCCAACATCTTTATACTGATATGGTTATGACCTCCTTATCTTTTAGTCAAACACCTAAGGAAGGTGAGTCTCTATCATTCAGTATGTCGTGCAAACAGATATCAGTTACCACAGCGTTCAGTCAGGTGGACAGTTTGGAACTTAAAGCTTCCAACCCTGCAGGTGGCTCACTTACTCCTAAAGTAGATAAAGGTAAGGCCTCTAAGAAGGTGCAAGAAAAAGTTGGCCCTTCCGTGTTTAAAAAGATGCTTAAATAAAGGTGCAACATGGCAACATATGAAATACCCACAAATAACTCCTCACCAGCGTTCGATATGTTCACGGACCTGGACGGTGTGAACTATACTTTCAACTTCCGGTGGAATGACAGAATAGGTATGTGGATGTTTGACCTGTATGATAGTGACAATGTAGCTATATTCTTAGGCAAACCTTACCAGACTGAGGTTGATTTTCTTCAGCAGTCTGTAAAGACCACTACGCCTACAGGTACTTTGATGGCTATAAATAGTGAAGAGGATGGTGTAGATGCCGACCGATTCAGCCTAGGTGGAAACGTCAAACTCTACTATAAGGAGGTAGAGGATGCCTAAGTATACACAGCTAGGTAGGCATGCTGAAGCCACCATAACAAACATGGTGACTAATAAAGAGATCGTTGTCAGAGGCCTTAGAATAGTATTTAAGATCAAAAAGAAGGGCAAGGCAAATGAGAGTTCTGGAAACGTAGCCAACGTGGATATCTATAACATGTCTCCTACAACCAGGAAGTTTATCGAGACTGAAGATGATAAGAATGGCGATCCTCAGACATTCATAGAGCTGAGAGTGGGGTACAAAACCACCACACCTAAGGTAATTTTCCGAGGTAGGTGTAGAGTAACTTCTACTTTTAAGTCCCCCAATTGGGTAACTAATCTTAAAGGTGAAGACGGTAAGGCACAATTCAAGTACACGTTTGAAAAAGCTTATGCCAAAGGTACCATGATTGGTACCATAGTAAATGACATAGCAAGGACTGCAGGGATTGAAGAATTTAATATGGTGTTCCTGATAGATTCCTTGAAGAAGGCAAGGACTTTTTCAGGACCTCCTATGAGGATCATCGAGGAGCTGCAGAAAACTTACAACTTTGTATTCGATGTACAGGATGAGGGTGCCATAGTAAGGGCTAACAAGTACGAGTTAGATACCAAGTACTTGATCAAACTAGACTACAGGAAAGGCCTATTGGGTGAGCCAAGGACCAAAGGTAGTTTGGTTGTAGTGGATGCTCTTATAAACCCTGAGATAAGGCCAAACTCATTTATTGACCTTACCAGTTCTGCAAAGTCAAGTTTAGACGGTCAATACAGTATTCAAAGGGTAGACACTACGGGAGATAACTTCTCGGGTCCCTGGTCAATGACCATAGAGATGATTAGTGTGACAGCATCTACCACTGTTGAAACGAAGGAAGTATAATGGGGAGTATACCGAGCATAGACCATTCCACACAAGACTTGGATGATGTAATCCGAGAGTACATAGAGGTGGACAGATTAGAGCTAAATACATGCATGCCAGCCATCGTCAAGAGCTACGATAGTGCTACTCAAACATGTAGCGTGCAGCCTTGCATGAAAAGAACCACCGTAGGTGGTGAGGTAATGTCTAGAGCTGTGATTGATGAAGTCCCAGTGGTATTCCCTAGATCTAGTTTAGGAGGAGTACATTTCCCCATTGAGGATGGTGACTCTGTGATGATCCTGTTCTCACAAAGATCTCTTGATGAGTGGACAGACAATGGTGGGCAGGTTGAGCTTTTTGATGGCAGACTTCACAATTCTAACGGAACTAAGAGGAGAGAAAATCTTTCTAGGAGATCCTTCGGCTACAGTAGATCCTAGTTCCACCTTGTCAAAGAGAGATGTGATAGATGGGCTTACTAAACTTGTGGATCAATTATTGGTTGCAACCTATCCTACTGCAATGGGACCTACTGGTCCTATGGCACCTCCTGCTGCTACAATAGTAACAGCCATAAAAACAGAGATGGAGGCCTTGCTTGCATCATGAGTATCTTACCTGTAAATGATTGGAAGGATGAGTTTGCTGCTATACCTTTAGTGGTGGACCAAACCTGGAAGTCTAATTGGGGTAATTGGTTATTTGATATGGTTTCAAAAGCAGGTGGAAATGCAGGAATGGCTTTAAATGGTTGGGCACCACCTACAGCATTTAACTTTCAGTTTGACAAGTCCACCTTCATTTCATCTCTTGCAGATGATGGGGATGGCTTGGCTAACATAGCTGGTGCCTTTGAAGCTTCCGTATTAACCTCAACAATGGTTATTACAGCTCCCATGGGAACACCACCTATGGATGCTATAGCCTCATCTGCAATAGATGTAGCTAGTGTATCCATAGCCAAGGCAATGATACTAGCAACTGATGTATCTGGTATGCCAGAGGACCCGAAAGATGCTACCATCATAACCAGCATAAGAGATGCCTTTCTATCCCTCACGTACACAGTGATTGGGACTACAGGTGGAAACCCGATAACACACGCAGCACAGGGGGTCGTATGAATATAAGTTTGAGTGATACAAATGATATCTACATTGAAAATGGTGATCTCC